TAGCATGTTAGCGTTCCTGAGGACAGAATATACGTATAGGTACTTATAGCCCCGTTGACGTAAGCGTACAAATAGGCCGTCCCTGTGGTTTCGTCGACCCCTACCATAAAACGTCGATAATTTTGTATCCCTGATCCATTATCATATGTCATGGTAAGAGATGAAACCAAAGTCCATGAGTCCAAAGCGACGTCGTATTTATATACATAGCCAGCATATGACGTAGTTTGATTTCCAAAGACATAAATGTTACCACCATATGTCACAAGCCGAACTTTTTGTCCGAATGGGTGAGAACTAGCAGTTGGGATTTGCGCACTATAAGTAATAGATTCGTCGGCAAGATCGTAAATTAGCAGACGCTTATAAGAATCAGATGCGTCTATGTTAATTTTGCCGCCAGGGATATACACTTTCCCATCCACAATAACAGGTCTTGAGTTTGATTCTATGTTTTGGTAGAGATAAAGCGTGTACGTGTCATGTGTGGGATGGATATATTCAGTGACATCTGCTTCTCGATCGTGCACAAATATGTAAATGCCGACATCTATCCCTATGACATAGTCATCGTTCTTACACATCCACTTGCTGCAATTGCCCCAACTGGACGATGCTGGGTTACTCCTGTTGTAGTATGTTGGATCATAAAAGGTATAGTCTGTTGAATAGTGGATAAGAGTCCCCGATGCTACGGCTCGATAGTTTAGGTCAAACTTCCCGCAATAGTCTGGGTCACCAATTAGCGAGGTGGTTTCGGCAAGGTTGAGGGTAGTGTCTGTTGATTGAATTAAACATGCCCAAAGTGCAACCTCGTATACATCGTCATCTGTCCTGGTTAGTTCTGGATATGTCGGGGCAACAGACTCGGTTCCCTTGAGTACGTATACCGACATCTTGCGATCACTTTCTCGCTCTAATCTCAACACAATTAGATCATACCGAGGATCGGATCCAGGAGCATCAAAGGTTAGCGTTTTTGGATCGCCTGTCATTGAATAAAAATAACCTTTAATCAATGCATCAAAATTGGACAAATTACAACTCATACCAGCTGGTGACGTTGCAGACAGCTGGGCCTCTGTCCCCGTATTAACAATAACCCCTGTGTGTAACATGTTGTCAAGTAATTTTTCCCAGAACACTTGTGATACATAACGATCACCCCATGCTCCTGAATCAAACATCCCGTATTCTTCGTGTGTCGTTGGCATGCTTTACGCTCCTCTCATATTGCGCTCGATCTGATCTTTGATATGGACGAATGTGCGCAGAATACCGTGATGCGCAGAATCGAGCGTTATGTTAATTTTGTATCCTTGCTCTTTGTCTATGGTTTCGGTGACAGCGTACACTCGTTTTTGTACATTGATATCCTCTGAGCCAATACGATAATATATATTAATTATATCACCCAATTGGTAATCTGTATTACATATGCATTTTGCAAGCTATAAACCAAACCAGCCGCCCCTAGATACCTTGGGTCAACGTTTGCTTTGATAATTTCGGTGTGTCTGTGATAACCCCTCGCCGTAACGTTTGGTTGCAAGTAAAATGCCTCGCCTTTCACTATCATTGGGGTATCGTTGGAAGAATTAAGAAAGTCAACCTCATGTTCAAAGCTGCTAAATACATTTTGTTCAGATGCCATAATCACTTTGCCAGATAAATCTCGGGCCGCAACAACGTCGAAGGTAAATCCATCTGTTTCAGTGAAGGTTACGTCGTACGACAATAATGAATTAGCATTAAATAGGTTAGTGATAATTGTGAACAAGGATTCATACGGGGATTGATACGTAATTTCATCCCCCCGCTGGTAATCTGGAGCTACGCGAAAATCTGGCAAATAGTAGTCCCCTCCCGTGCACAGCCCAATAAACTGCTTAGCTACAGTTTCCATTCTCCCGCTCAGTACGACTTTGTAGAGCAATACATATCGTTTCTGGAAAAACCCTACAGGGGAGCATGCTTCTACCCGCATGGTTTGAGTGCGGCCAGCCGAACCTTGCTTGTCTGTAAAGTGTCGATGGTAAATAACCCCGCCATATGTCCCTGTCGGAGTGGTGACGGCTATATAATTGGGAGGAACAAGGTGTTCTGAGCCATCAACATTCGTCTGCATGTCCAGCGATATGGTTCGGTATCCCTTCCACACATGGCTTATTGTGACATTGGTGTAGGCCACTAGATCATCAACCTTCACCATGCCCTCTGTGTAAACCGATATGGGATATGTGTTATATGTTGGCATAATATGGGGTAAACCTTATCTCTAGAGTTGTATTGCTGTCAATGCCGTCTATCCGAATTTCTACATTTGATACCCCTGGGGGTAGCAAAGGATACTGGGTGTTGGGGGCTGTTTTATAAAAACCATTCACATCGGTAACCCCCAACTTTCGAACGACTACCTCGATGTCTTTTGGATCTGTATTTACTCGTAACTCTTCCGTGGTCTGAATCCACTCAACGCATTCAAGAGTAGTGTCGGTAACAACCTTTGGAGGTTTTGTTTGTCCGTGTATGTAGATTTTCATTGGGCAAGCGACATCTCCTGGGTTGCTTATGGAATATAAGCCGCCATATTGTACCGTCCCCATGGGGAGTTTGCCAGGCAAAAGCCACGCATATGGCATTACGTCCAATAACCCTGTTGACAACTCCCCGTCGGTATCGACGAAGTACGCAGAGGCCGCTGTAAACTCAATGGTTACAAATTGATGCCGCTTGCCTTCACCGAGTTCATGGCTCGGATAGTAATCAACCACAGTGCAATATAGGCGCCTGGTTGCATTTTCTGTCGTTACAGTAACGTAACCCTCTTGGGTACCATTTTTCTCGCTTAATATGGCGCCCAAATTTGATCGTGCGGTTGACACTTCAGCCCCACTTATCCCGTTCAGTATCAGGGTAATGGTAAAGTGTTTTGGTTTTTGGTAAACATCTCTCAATGTTCCAATGGACGATCCTGGTGATTGATCGATAATAACGTGGTTCGAAAAACCAAAAAGCCCATCGGTTGAACGGTATTTATAAGCCCCAGTAAAGGTCACTGTTGATCCAAGAGGTGACGTATATGCTAAAGTTATCATGCAAACACCCTAGTGGCCTTTCTGAGCGTACGCTCTAAGTCAATAGCTACTTGGTCATCGTGATGGACATGGCCTGTGACAGGTTGTTCACAAGACCAGAGCCAATAGAGGGGCGCGATAACTGTTTCTGATAACGCTCTATGACGTCCCTGGCTTGCCCGTCAACTGCATCCATTAACCCACCATATGCTGCCGAACCCTTCACCATAGGTCGTTGCAGGCCCTGAAGATAATACTCGCTAATCTGCATGGCTTTTTTCGATGGGGAAGAGATCCCCAACGCGGCTTTCATCTCGGACAAGACCTTTTGAGCCAAGTCTCTGATCATCGACAATAAGGCCTCGTCGTTTTCAAGCCCAGACTCTAGCCCCTCCATGAGCTTCTCACCCATAGTCATCCCGTATGTTTCCCACTCGGGCATGAATTCGGTCAAAAAGGCCTTTAGGTCTTCCGTGGGTAAGTCAGTTATGATCTTAGTGGCGTTAGCTTCAATCCCTTCTTTTTCAACCTCTCTTTGAGCTCCAATAGACGTCCTCTGTGAGCCATAGGCGGCACGTGTGATTTCATCGTCGACCCCCAACCGTTCTAGTTGTCCGCGAGAGCGTTCTCTCTCTTCCTCAGATGCCGTGTCATATTCTGCGCGTAGACTTTCTATCAGCTTGTCAATTTTACGGTCATCTAAGTATTTCTTAACAATAGCATTCAGCTCATCAAACTCCCCTTCGGTATCTTGAAGGTCATTCATTTTTTCAGCGATTTCAACGGCCGATTGTGTGTCTAAAAGTTGAGCCTGGCGCATTACTCCCTGCTTAATATCATTTTGGGCCACTAAAGACTCGGTCAATATGCGCGCCTTATCCATTTCAAAAGTATCCAATAAGTCATTCTGTTTTTGTTGTAATTCGACAAGCTGCTTTTGGTATTCCAACTCAGGAGAGTCTTTGGTCATTCCCAGGAACTGGTCAAACAAGGACTGCCTCAAGTCATCTGTAACCTCCATGCCGAAAGCCGAAGCTCTGCGACTAAGAAAGTTGTCAATGCTATCGTAAATAGACGACGCAGAGAAAGCACTGGCGTCTGTGTCAAACTGCAGGTTGGTACCTCGCATAAATCGTTCATATTCCTGCATAAGGTAAGATCCGTTATCAACCCCCGCCAAGTCTTCGTAGCTACGCAACTTGGCCAATTCAGACTCCTCTTTGCTTAGGGCATAATTTTCTTCTAAAAGGAGCCGTTTTTCTTCAAGTCGCGCAAGCTCATTGTCCCTGGAGGATACAAGGTTGTCTAATGCTTCTTGCTCTCGGAGAAGCACATCATAAATCTCACCCTCCATATTGTATTGCAATTTGGTTTGCTCCCAAGCTGCGTTATCCTTGGCAGTCTGTACTTGGGCTTGTGCTAAATGTATATCACGAACCTTGTCTCGTATAGAGGCATAATGTTCTTCCTCTTCGGCCAGCTCCTCCTGGAGCTTGCGTTGTAATTCGATATTGTCAATAAGCCCATTGTAATGATCATCAATGCGCTTCATATTAAGTGCATGCAGTTCTTCTTCTGCTTTCACTTGCGATTCATATAGTTCTTTCGAGGCTGCCTCAAGCTCGTCGATCCACTGTAGTTGTCCATCATAATATTGATCAATACGTGCTTCAGATGCCTGTAGATATAATTCTAATGTTTTTGTAATTCCCTTGGCCACAGAGGCGGAATAGTCTTCTAAATATTCTTTGTTTAGCTTTTGAGAGGCCAATAAAAACCATTCCGTTGCAGCCTGCATGTCACCAGTATGCTCAACGTAATCGTCATACTGCTGCTTTAGCTGAGCCTGTTTGATCTCCGTGTCGGTATGCGTCAGCTCGAATATTTTCTGGTACAGTTCAGCACTTTTGTCTGCTGCCTGTTTGGCCGCCTTCCCAACAGTGCCCCCACCGCCACTTCCTCCACCGCCTTCAGCGGTCTTTTCCATTTCATCTATGGACTTGATTTCAAGTTTTTTCCACTCTTCCAGTACGTCCAACATTCCTTGATCTTGAACATTATAAAATTCTTTTTTTAGTTGTGCATATTTGGTTAAAACATCTAACCTGGCTTTTTCTGCAGACGACATTCCTACAAATGGAGCAACCTCGGCTTGGAATGACTCGGCCTCAGGACTTAATTCGGGTATAATCGGCATACTAAAATCCCGTGGCATTGTGCGAGAGGTTGGTTTGCCTAGTAGACCCCAGCCAAATCGTTGTGGCTCCTCGGGAGGAGAAAACATTGTAGCCTGTTCGATCTCTTCTGTGGTTTGCTTTTGAATGATCTGCTGACGTTGATCAAAAAGCGATATTGTGTTCCACAAGTCGCTCAACGTGCCCATTGTGTTGTTAAAAAAGGTATTGAGATTGTTTTGGGCGTTGGTTAGCATCCCGCCCGTGGCGTTATCCATCCCAACCATTGCCTTATCCCACCCAGATACCAGGGAATCCGTTGAGGATAATATCTGGTCAACTAGGTTGTCAAAGCCTCCTTGGGTGTCGATAGACATGTCGGCCATTTTTTCACTAACATAATCAGCAAATTGTGACCAACGAGATTGCGATTCTTCATTCGCACTCTCTTCTTTGGCAGCTCGTTCGGCATTGAGTTGCTCAGTACCCTGGGCCATTTTTCCCAACATACCCCCTATCCCTTCGAAGGTGTCCGAACTCACCTTCTTGGTTGTATCTCCAAGGTCATCCAAGGACGATTTCAGCTTGGGGTTTACTTTGTATCCTAGAGCGAGTAACGCAGCCCACATAGCCGACATAGCAATAGCCATGCCTCCTGCCCCCGTTGCGAACTTGCCAAGAGCTATGCTAGATGTAGTGACTCCACTTTTAATTTTAGCAAATACAGCAGCCGTCTTGGGGCCAATCCCAAGCATGATCTTGGAAAAGCCCTTCATATCTTTTGTCATGTCCTGTAAGAGCTTTGACGCCCGCTTGCTAATACCAAGTGCCAGAAGGAGCTTCCCAAAAGCCACTCCGAGCTCTAACATATATCCAATAGTTTTTACGCTTTCATCAGACAGGTTCTCCATGCTAAATGCCAATTTGTCAGCCCAGTTCGCCGCCTCTTTAAGCTGTGCGGCGAATATCTTTTCAAACAGTGCTTTTCCAATGCGCTCTTTGGCCGACTCGATCTTTCGCATGGCTCCTTCAACCCCAGACATTTTCGTTGCAATCAACGAGTCCAGTTCTCCGTGAGCGTTATATAAATTCTCAATGGCCTCTTCTAGGGCATCAATGTCGGAGGTGATGATTTTGGCAACCCCAGGGCCAGCTCGTTGAACAAAAGTTTTCATTACTTCAGTTAATGACACCTGTTCTGTTTGGAAATCTTTAAAGATATCAATGAGTGATCTAAAATTGCCCTCGGTATCTGTCAGGCTAATGTTGTACTTGTCAAGGGTCTTGGCCATGTCGTTGCTTGGGTTAAGTAGGCGCGCGAACATGTTACGTAAAGCAGTCCCCGCCTTGGTGCCCTTGATCCCAGAATTGGCCAACAATCCCATGAGTGCAGTTGTTTCTTCTAGGGAAGTATTAGCAGCAGACGCAATTGGAGCTACGTATGATAAACCATTCAATAAGTCACTCAAATTCATGTTTGCCGAGTTAGTCCCTTTTGCTAGGACGTCTGCATAATAATCGATTTCGGTAATCGATTTATTAAAGGCGCTGGAAATTTGTAAGGCCATTGATGCAGCCGAGCGAGCATCCATGTCCATGGCCAGCCCAAGATCGACTAGCTTGGAGGTAGAAGCCTCAATGGCGGCATCATTGACGCCCGCTTTGGCCAAGACCTCCATAACCTGTGCGGCCTCTGCAATTTTTCCATAACCATCAGTTGCTATACTAACGGCCAGATCTTTGAACTTCTCAAACTCTGCTCCAGTTTTCCCCAGAATAGCCTGAGTAGACAAAAGTGAGTGTTCAAACGCAACGACCATGTTTTTCATCTCACCGAAAGCATATTGCAGGGGACGAGATAAGGAGAAGTACATAGCTCGGCCAATGTGTTCCATTCGATATGGGAGGTTCCACATCTCCTCATATAAGGGGGCCGTATCGGGCTTTGGCCCCTCCATACCCATACGTGTAGTGGAGCCTCGTTTACTCCCGACATTGCCAGAGGCTTTTCCTACGTTCTTAAACTCAGCCACAAGTTCTTTAAGCTCATTGGTGGCTGTTTTAATGTCGGCAGTTAGCTCTTTAAGCTCTTTGGAGCTTTTGTCTAGAGACTCTTTGGAGCCCGCGGCCATCTTTTGGAACGACACCTTATACTTTTCAGTATACGAGTCCACGAGAGATTTTAGACGGTTGTTGTGTGCACGAGCAGATGTTTCAATTTTTGACTGAGAACTTTGAACCGTGTTTTCAATACGCTTAAAAACAGAAGCGTACTGCGTTTCTAGCTGTGTAGCTATACGTACGCTTTCTGTTTCAATCTGCTTTAATGAGTCAATTAACGGTTTTGGGTTCGCCTTTAGTTCGGCTGTTACCGAGCCGATCGATAGATTCATCATACTGGATTAAACCGTCCTTATAGTTGTCTTGGTTAGATATAAATCTTACATATGCTGATTCCGCGGGAAGGCCTTTAACAAGGTTGTTGAAGAGTCTAATAGTATATTTATCGTCTTGGAGCACATCTTCCAGGAGCAACCCATAATAGTGAAGGAAGTCAGCCTCTAAGTAGCCCCATCCATAGATAAGTAGCTTTAGCCCTTCTTTGGGGTCTCCGCCTTCTCCGCCAGCGGCTCCCCCGTTTCTTTAAGAGAATACCCCCAGATGGAAAAAAGCTGTGGAAGGAGTATTTCGTTCACAAATCCCCAGGTCGCATTGGTTTGCATTAGTTTTTGTGTTATGCGTTCGGGGAATATACTGTTCAAAAAGCGAGCCATCTTTACTCCTGTGTTCGTATTGTCATCGCTTTCAAGCCTGCCCATAGCAGTCATAACTCGGATGGGGGGTTCGGCTGGTATGTTGACGTATTCGTCGACAATTTTAACAGTTACAACCCCCCTTTTTTGTTCGTAAGATTTCATAGCATTATCAAAGTCGTACGCGAGCTTGGAATGTGCAGCCTTTTGCTCGAGGGCAGCGTCAGCCTCTAGTTTGGCCAACACCTTCTCGTTATATAGCCGTTTTTGTTCGTCTTGCGTTAACTTAGAATTAGACATATTGTTCTCTCCTTAGTGATTATTATCGAATTGATTCGACTGGTTTTGTAACGGTAAAGGTTGCAGATTGCTTGTAAACCCCGTCAGATGCGGAGGATTTCATGCTGTGATTGGTAAAAATACCAACATAGCGCTCTCCGCGCCCATTGGGGAACCATCTCTCAACAACAACATTTTCTGCACCTGCTCTGGCTTTTCGCCATAATTCTGCTTGTGCATCGTCGGGATCGTTAGTTGAGTCGTCATACATAGCGATCATTTCGATGTCCAATTTCGAACTTGTTTTAACTACGGTCTGAACGTCCAAGAGGACTTCGGTGCCTGGCGCCGTATCCGATGCTGATGTGGTGTCAACGGTGGTATTGTCGTCGGTAATCCCCAACGAGGTAACCTTTGCCATGGCCCATCCTTCTACAAAAAGCGCACTTCGTGCGAATTTTAATGGTACTAACATAAATAATACTACCTTTCTGGTCTACGCGAAACCAAGTTACCATATTGAATGGCTAACGTAAAGCTATATGTAACTCTGTTTTTGGCATCTCGATACTCTTCATGCAATGGCACATGATCCTGTATCAAAAATACAGGAGGGCTCTCTCCATAGTCCTCGGTTGTTGCGTGCAGCCGACATGCAGCCAGGCTTAAAAGATGGTCGCGAGCCTCCGTAAGGTTGCGCCGCGCTGTCTCTGGGGTGAAGGAACGTATGTATACTTCTACATACTCAGTGTCATGATTGTACGCACTGGCCAGTTTAGATGGCAAACCAGGAGCACTTAGTACAGACCAGCAATGGTCTGGCTCGGCTGGCATAACCCCATTAAACAGGTTCGTACCTAGCGTTGCGTACTCGTTAGCCTCTAAAAAGAACGCTACATGTTGATCAATCACGAAAACACCTCAATACAGATGTAAAAAAGATACTCTCCGTTTCTGTGCGGACAGGATCTGCTAAGTACCTAAATTTACGGCCATAATTATACTGCATGTCAGTTTCATGAACCTCTATGGCATATGTCAGCGCCCCATATGAGCCCCGTTCTTTTGATATACCGTCGGTTCCTATGGGCTCGGCAACCCGCAATGCATTTATGTACGGATTCTCGCCCCTAAGTCCTTTGGGCTTGCCATAGCTCAGCTCAACCGATACTTCATTTTCATTTTTACTTAGACGTTGTACCCATGCGCTATTCTGTAAACGCCCCGTTTTGATTGGGGTTTCGTACATGTTGGCAATACTTAAGATTTCTGTGCCCGTCATCATGAGTGTGTCAAGTGTTTTGTTAATAATCCACTCTTTTGGCCTACGGATTTGAAAATTCTTAATCATCGTCCATTAACCTCATAGTGATGGACGCGTCCAGTGCGGGGGTTTCGTATTTCTGATATCTCATAATCCTGAATCACCCGTACCCCGCCCTTGCGCTTAAACCGATAGCGATCTTTCGTTTCCACGTCTAAGTTAGCCTCTACAGGCAAGTAGATAACCACATCGTACCGCTCCTGTTCCAAGTTGTATTTCGGATACACTCGATGATCAAACTCAAATGCAGCACGCATTTCAGTAGGGGTTGATTCCAT